ACCTGCTGGGCCATACGCGCCAGCGTAGATACCTTGTTTAAGTATTGCTTTAGCGTCGGCAATACTATCTAACGCGGATTGTTTATTTTTAACGTCAACAAGTTCTTCGCCAATTTTTTTACCCGCAGCTTCGCTTGCTTTACCTGTATCTACGCGAATTCCACCTATATCTACTTGCGTGCCTTTACCTTTACCTCGACCAGTTATTTCAGATTCTACGAATTCGCGCATTTTAGCTATGTAATCTGCTGATCCTGGTGTATACCCTGCTTCAATTAGCAAACGCGATTGCTCTAATTGTTTATCTGCGTTTTTCTTTTCTGTAAGCGTGCGTAATTCTGTACGGTATTTAGCTGTATACGCATCAGAACCCTCAGGCCCCGCTTCTAACGCCAACTCACGCGCTATCTCAATTGTGTCTGGAATTTGTCCTTGACGTTCAGACCCTTTAAGCCCCGCCAAAGTATTCTTAGCCATAGCCAACGATCTAGCAATGTTGGGGTCATTTGGGTTTGCAACTTGATCGGCTTCTAAGCGCGCAATGGTATCTTGTAGTTCAGCGCGAGTCTGAGCAATCTGAATAGCCTTATCTACGTTAGCGGGTTTTTCGCGCATTTTAGCTTGTATAGTTGCTCTATTCAGCTCCACTTCATCTGCTTTTTTTTGTAGAAACTGAGCAAACTCAGGGTCACGATTTCGTTGCAAAGCAAATGCAGACGCTTGTCTAAGCGCTACTGGGTCATTAAAATCAAGTGCAGGTAAATTGCTGCCCATTGGACTTGTGCCGGATATCATTTGTTGACGCATAGATATTTTTTGCAACTGTGGGTCTTCCATACCAAATAGACGACCACCAATATCTGCTAATCCCCGACCAGCTTGATAAGCGCCATAACTAGCTTTTTGCATTGGGTCAAGTTGAGCAAAATCAAGCGCGCGATTTTGCTGCGCTTGTTGCTGCCTCATTTGATATTCTTCTGGCGATGTAAACAGACCTAAAATTTCGCTTGCCATGATTTTTCCTTAATAAAAACGCCCTTATCCACTCACACTATTTGTAAAACCCAGCAGCTTGAGGGTATGCGCCACCGCTATCGTAGCTAAAACTACTTCTTTCTTCTACTGGAGCATTCGGCGAACTACCGCCAAAGTAGTTAAATAAACTTTTTGTGCCTTGTTGAATATAGGGACTAGAACCAGCGCCCTGCAAAGCATCGGCATAAGGGTTATATGCATTAGCCCTTTGCATAGTTTGCGCTGCGCCCATCCCAGCTCCGTATAACGCTTGCGCTCCAGTTGTATTGACATTTCTGCCGCCGATATTAACGCCCAGCTCTAACGGTTGTTGCCCCATACTTTCTAATGTCTGAGCGCCACCAAGATATCCCATAAACGGATTTAAAGCGCCAACTTGACCTGTTTGGTACTGATTTAACAATCCAGCACCTTGCCCAAATAAATTTGTACCAAAAGCTAATTGTTGCTGACCAGCTTGTTGCGCTTGAGTAGATAGCGCAGCGTCTTGTTGCGCCAATGCGTTGTAGTACGCTTCCATTTCTGGATTGCTTGCACCAAGACCTGCACCACCGCCTGGACGCATACCTGTAGCACCAACAGCCAAACCGCCGCGACCGGTATTAAACAACTGGTTTTGTAATTGAGCATATTGACGCTCACGACTTGGCGCTAACAAATCTTGCTGGCGTTGCATATATTGAGCTGCTACTTGCTCTGGCGACTCCGCTAAGTATTGGCCGCCTAAATTAAATAGACTAGTGGCCGCACCAGTTAGCGGCTGATACATACCTTGCGCCGCTTCGGCTTGCGTCAATCCTTGGCCACTAAGCGCCATCAAGCGATCTTGATAGGCTTTTAGTTCTGGGCTAACCGTATAGCCAGCGCTATTTACTCGGCCACTAGCATCTGTACCAAATTGGCTAGTACCAAATCGCGTCGTAACGCCAACTGGCCTAAAGCGCGATTCTTCAGCAGCAATTCGTGCCGCTTCTATTTGCGCTTTAGCAGGCGTTTTTGCGGCAGATTTATTAGACTCGCCTTGTAAAAACCCGCCTACAATTGCTCCTAATGGCATATCAATCCCCTCTAATTAAAATCTCATCCACTTTATCGGGATCAGTTTCATCCGTCGCGTGGATACAAAACCAGACACAATCACTCATGGCTTTAATGCCATGAATCACGTTTGCTTTAATCTCGATACATGCTGGCGCTTCAATAATTTGAATAACGTCGCCTTTCATGACTGCAACACGACCTTTTGCCAAAATAGATAAATGGCTAAAGTTGTGCGTATGTTTCATGATAGCCGTGCCAGCAGGAACAAACGCTTCCTTGGCATACAAGCCATCTGAAAAGTGGTGAGTAATATCACCACCCAAATCAGCAAGTTGTTTTTCAACTGCGGTCATGCCGTTCTGCGCCACATATAAACAACGATGTACGGTTGCAAGTTAGCGTTAGTAGGGCTAACACCTGTTGTACTGTTTGTAACACTGATGCCTGTTGTATTTGAAAGCGTTGATTGTGCGCTTGTTCCAGATGCAGGATTAACACCACTCAAACCATAAAAATTAGTAGTAGAGCCAACATTAATATTTGCACCACTATAAACTTGTTGTGTGTGACTATGGCCAGGGTCTGACACGCTTGCTGAGTGAGTATGGCTTGCAACAACTGCATCTTTACTACCACTAGAATTTCCAGCCGTGCTAAATAGAGCGTCACTTGAATCAAGGCCAATCAGTACCTTACCTGCACCGAATGCAGTCCATGTACCAAACCCAAGTAATGTTGCTGGATTGGTTGCTACTGACGCATTAATGTAAATAGAATTTAAAGGATACAAAGCGCCTAATGCCGCTTGCACAAACGCCGTTGTCGCCAATTTAGTTGAACTATCGCCAGATGATTGCGTTGGCGCTGTTGGGCTGCCAGAAAAGCCTGGACTAGCTAAATCGGCTTTCGTAGAAATCGCTGTAGCGATATTATTAAATTCTGTATCAATCTCAGTACCTTTAACAATCTTGGCTGCATTGCCAGATGGCAATGAATCCTTAGATGCAAAGTCGGTCGATTTGGTATAGTCAGACATGTGCCGCCCCTTAACTTATACGGCCATGCTTGGCCAAAATTTCAATCTTTTGAATAGATAACTCATAGCCATTTACTTCAGCCTCATACCCTGTTTGCACTACTTTTCCAGAACCGGTGGCTTGAGATGTCAAAGTCTGAATTACAATACCACCCGCATACTGCGCAACAGGTACCCCATTGGCGCCATATTCAGCAACGCCGTATTCAGAAATGCCTTGCGTTGGGATAGTGACGTTTTCTGATAAATAATTCTCAGAAAAATCATATCCCCATTTAATAGTTACGACTTGGTCTGATCCTCCAATAGCTACAACCGCTATGCGTTTAATAATAGACGTAATCGTTACATCGCCTAAATCAGCATGGTTAGTGTAATACGCCATTCGATACGTAGCAGTATTATCAAGATAGCCCGTATATTTTCCAACGTACCCATTTTTGCCAATCAGCAAATCACCATTTCGCAATGCGTATACTGCCGTTGGATCAATATTGTTCCATGTTGTTGCTCTTGCCGATCCGTCTTGCATGACGCTTCGTGTATCAAACACATAAACTTGGCCAGCCGTTGGAAACGTCAATAAATAAAACGCATCAACTTCCGAATAGACCGCTTTAATATTTGCCGCTGTTTCACCCGCCACCAATTGCATCAAGTCATTACGGACATTCTTGCTCATGTCACGAAATGGCGCTGACTTCTCTTGGATAGTTCTAAGAACTGAGCGCACACCCGAGTTGGATAAAAACACAACATCGGTATTGGTACTTTGAATCGAATCGCGCCATTGGCAACCAATACCAACCACCGTGTCATACAGCGACATCGTGCTTGGTGTTGTTGCTCCTTGGTACACCAAAATCTGGCGCTTACCAAAGATAAACAAGAATCCGTTATGCGCTGCTAAACCAGTTATTTCGTCAGCACCGTTAGCCCATACGTTATTAACATTTAATGTGCCAGATGTGCCGCCGGTATAAATATGGCCAGCAATCAAATCAGAGAATGTCAGCGTTGTTTTGTCCGTTGCGCTACCAGCAATCCACAAACGGCCATACGCCGATATGCAGATATTGCCTTGTGGAACGGTGCCAGCGTAGCCAGTTTTCTCGCTTACCCTACGGTACGTTGTTGTGCTTACCGCTGGGTCATAGATT